TTGTTATTCACAGGCTTATTGGGCTTATTGTTGTTGGGACCCACAGGGGCTACGGGCTCCCCGAAACCATTTGGTTTCTTGAGAGGTCCTTGTCCACCCGGGAAAGGAACACCATCACCATCATTCTTGTAGTACCCTAGACCCTGATTACCAGTCTTGAATACGTAACCTGGTTTTACTTTTTCGAATTTATTAGCTTTAATGAAATTCCTTTTCTTTGAACCACCGAATAATCTACTGAAAATAGAGTCACTCTTTGACTTATTTCTATTCAAAAAACTGGGTTTATTTTCTTTTTTAAAAAGACCTCCCTTTGGGAATGAAATCTGACTTTTAGGTTTAGATTCAATACCTTGATTTTTCACTGCTATGTTGTTTCTCATTGCTGTGTTATTCAATCGCGCATTGTTGTTCAATCGCACATTGTTGTTCGATCGTACATTGTTGTTCAATCGCACATTGTTATTCAATCGCACATTGTTGTTTCTCATTGCTGTGTTATTCATTCGCACATTGTTGTTCAATTGCACATTGTTGTTCAATTGTGCATTGTTGTTCAATTGTGCATTGTTGTTCAATTGCACATTGTTGTTCAACCTTGTGTTATTATTCACTGCTTTGTTGTTGAGGCTCTGAATTTCTTTTGGTTTCTCCTTTTTTCTTCGACCAAATTTCACGGGTTCATGAATTTTCATATATCTCAAACGCTTTCCGATAGATTCGATCATTTGACTCTTTGTCATTTGAGTGACCTTTATCATACCAACCTTCCTTGCGACTTTCATGAGTTTAGCCCGAGTAGAAGACGAATCAAAAAGAATTTCATAATCTGAAGGTTTTAGGGGTGAGTTTTTATCGATCAGGTAAGTCTTATTCGAACTCATAATTAAAGGAGGAAGGGGTAACTTCCCCGCCTTAATGTTTTCATATGCCTCACATGTTTGTTCTTTTGTCAGTTTAATACTATGCCCTGTATTTAATTTAATTAGGGTCTTTAAATCCTCGAGATTTGCATCTACGTCGCAAACCTCAATCATATATAGTAAACTGATAAAAAAAGTGTCACGCTGAAAAACCTAGGTTGTATAATCGAAGTTTATCTTCGTACTTCATGGTAAAATCGAATATATCCGTAGTTCCTACGTTGATTTCTATTATATTTATAGGTAATTTTAAATCCTCTCTATTGACCAATGCCGAGCGAACGAGGATGTCTACGAATTCTTTAGGGTTATTTATTGTTTCTTTGTATATTTTATCCATTTTAATTTTCATACATGTTACTTCACATGGTTTCTTATCTAAGAATGGTGCTATTGGGTATTCTTCCTTTGTACCACCATCAATGTATGTATACCCGTCATATTGTCCACATGCAAATATAAAGGGTACAGCCATGCTCATCAACACTGCCTCTATCACATTCATATCGGGGTGTGTATCACGTGAAAAGTATACCGTTTCCGATGTATTCAAACAATACGCTGAAATATAAATTTTTGTTTCTAGTTCTTGAAATGTCGGATTTCCACCGCATATATCTATTAATTTTTTACGAATAGGATTCATGTCGACAAAACCAAATTTGTTAAAGAATGAACCTATACGTATTTTAACAAAGTTGGGGATATTTAACGATATACAAATATCTGTAATTTCATTCATTGACATCCCCAACGCTAAAAATAATGCTAAAATTGCACCCGCCGAAGATCCTGATATTTCCTTTATATTGGCTAATTCAGATTCACGCGCTTTTAAAGCGCCAACGAGGGAAAAAATTCCCATGGACGCCGGTCCGAGAATAAGATACTCCATATTCCTGTTCCTATTTAATAGAACTGAGGAAATTGGCGACGTAAAAGCGCGAAGATCAGAGCAAATACAACCGCGTGAGTTACCGCTGGGAGTAGACCAGTTTGTCCCGAACGTAACACACCTCCCGAACCTGGGGGTAGAGTCAAGAGTAAACCGGGGCTGAGAGCTATAAACAGAGTTGTAGTAACAATCAGATCGGTTTTTGTGACGACGAGTCCCATCACCCGAGCAATGAGGGTGTATACGAGGAAAAATACGAGAGCATGGAAAAGAATAGCCGTCTGACTTGTTTTTCCATTGGCGAACTTGACATTTTTCCCGGTGGTAGTGAGAAGTATACCTGGACTTAACGCTAAAAAAAGGCCAGCGGGAATCGACACTTTAGGAGATGTAATATCGGGAATCATTTATTGTATGTTCATATTTTTTTTCGCGAAATCAATAAAATGGTATAGTGTTGTAGTTTTTAACATATGTTCATATAGTCCATATTGATTCAGACATCTCATGACATTTCTCCATATATGGGCGAGTCGGTCTTCATACCAACGAGTTTGTTCTTCATTTTCCCATAGTACACGCTCATGATAAGGGTCGTGTTCTATATAACAGAATTCTACAAAGTCGCAAAATTTACCCGTATGAGTGATATGAGCGTCATGCAATAATGTCCTGATAGTGTCCCAGATGTACCAGAGTTCATCTGAGTATTCCATTTCCCAATCGTTAATAGTCATTGGAATTTCATCGTATACATCATCGGTTTCACTGGGATACCCGCCATCTAGATTATCCACGTTCGCTTCATAAACGTATTGACTCCAAACCATTGTGGCTTACTTATTTTCATTATCGGGCTTTTCTTTTAAACCACTTAGGGAGATAGCAGTCGATTCCTTCGTTTTAATTCCATCTTTAATAGCATTCATCGCACCTTCAACTTTAGCTTCATCGCCACCGAAAAATGTCAAAAGTCCTTCCCTAATAACATCTTTGTTCATGCTACCCTTTCTAACGGATTTACGAATACTAATCTTACCCTTCCTTAAATTGATGGTATCTATCCCCTGGTCAACCATGGATTTCTTTACAAGTTCCTTTAGGCGCTTCTCTTCGCTGGAGAGAATTTTGATATCTGATTTTGCTTCTGATAATTGTTTGTTGAGCTCTACCAATTTTGAAACATTCTGGGAGAGGTCAGGTGCAACGGAAGTCATTGTATATTGATTTATAAGTTATTCTTTAAGCGCAGAGACCGCGCTGCATGAGATCTGGGACGATTGTAGAATTGTTCCACACAAATGGGTCCTTGGGGTTGGGTGGGTCCTTACGGATCTGCTGATTGGCATTGCGGAGGGCACCACCGACAGTCTCGGGGAAGCCTATCTGCTTACGGGGTTCGAGGAAGTTCTGACCCGAAAGGATATCTTCTGGGGCGAACTGGCCGAAATCCTCGGCAGAGGCAACTTCGCGGGGAAGAAGAGAAGAGGCAAGGCCTGTACCCTTCTTCATACCACAGGCATCGTCAGTAGACGCAACAGCTGGACCCGCGGAGGGAGCCGCGGAGGGGGCGAGACCGAAGGACTTGTATTCACGTTCAGTGATGGTATATCCAGACTTCCTGGTGGCGAAGATGAGAAAGATCAACGCGGCGACAGCGACGAGCATAGCAATATTCTGGCGACGACCCTTCATCATGGTGTTTTATATATGTATAACAATTTTTTTTTATTGTTCATCTTCTTCTATGAATGCATACTCATCTGGATAAGTATCCAAAATTGGGTCATCATGGACCTTCACCTGGACAATATTCCAAGTAGGACCAAATGCTTTCTTAGTAAACCAAAGTCCGGCAAATTCAAGGATGACATCACAGACTTTACCGGGTTGGACTACATCGAAATCAATAAGTTCTTGGGTGGCATTGAATGTCTTAGTGACATCGAGACGATCTGCACTCACCTGAGAATCCTTGACACCACCAGTGTATGCACCCTTAATAACATTATCCGAAAGTTTCTTACCGAACCACGCTTCACAATTCTCAACGGCAGACTCGAGATTCTGAGTATCGATGTTCTGAATCCTGGAGAGGTTCACATCGGAAACAAGGTCCATCACGATATCACCAGATACATCGGCGATCTTTACCTTATTGAGCTGAAGAAGAGACTTACGCTTATCATCGTTTAGGGTTTTGACAAAGTACAGACCATCATCACCCTTTGTGGGTGTGTTGTAGATCATTTTATAACTCTATCTCTTTTCATTTCTTTAAACCAACATATGGAATGTCTGCGGCCTTTTCAATTATTGATTTGGGTACCCAATTGTTTCTCCTGGGTTTATAACCATATAGTGTCTTGGTTTGGTTTATATTTTTTGGAATTGATGATCCATTAATAGGACGCAATTGATATTCATTTTTTACATAGTATGGATTTTTTGCCTTTACCCATTCCTTTGTATTCGTGTTGAAACGTTGATTTCCTGATGATTTCATGTAACCATTAACCTTAGTGCCTTTTATGACTGGTTTGAGACCATATACGATTTGTTTAGATATACGATTTTCAGCTGGTTTTGTTGTGTATTTTTTATACTTATAGGGGTCTACTTTAGTGGCCTTTTTCATTTCTATTTTAGTTGATTTCGGTTTACCTTTACTGGGTGTGCGAATCTGTTTTATTATGTTTTTGAATACACTTTCCATAGATTGGGACGACTTTATACGTTTATCTACAAGTTGAGAGAGTTTTATGAGTCTTTGGCGATCCTTTTCCTTTTTTTCCGGTCTGAGGCGAAGTTTTTGCATTAAATAAATATCCTCGATCAGAAATTCTTTACTGGCAACAAAGATTCGTTTATCGTTAATTAATTTACCCGAATTGATTTCCCTGTATGTTATACCCTTCTTTTTATTAAGTGCTACCTCATATCCAAATTCTCTGGGTCGCATGAAAGGAATATCCAAGATTCCACCAATATTAACATCATCAACCTTGCCATCTCCGATTACAAAATGACGAACCTGCAAGTCGAGTGCAAATAATTCAACATCTATAAAAACATCACCTTCACTGGGTTTTTGGTTATTCGATAACTTTTTCTTTTTGATTAATGAATAACGTCTTTTGACATAAGGTCCATTTTTTTTGAAAGTTAAACCCAAAAACCTGAAAAGTTTCGAATTTTCTGTCCGTGTTTCCATGATACGTTTTTTAACGCGCAAATTTAATTGTTTAGAAAGTTCACCCAATTTGTTCCATAACATGAGTTTCACTGCTTGGAGTTTACCAAAATATTTCTTATTCATGGGAAATCGTGGTACAAACTTAGCATCAATGTCACTCGTGATAATGCGATTTTTGTACTCAACATATAGATTGAAAGCCTCACCACCACTTATAATCAGATCACCTGATGCATTAAGAAACCCTGTCAAATCACCGATGGTATTAATTATTATATCACGTATGGAATCCGTAATCAAGACATACACAACCTTTTCAAAGCTTTTGTCTGAATGATATTTACTAACGTGATTTCTAAACTTACCAACATTTCCCTGGTCGTAATATTTTTTAAGTTTTACATCTTTGAAAAATAAATTTTCATAGAGGAATTTCTCAATCGTGGATTCTGGGTAAATTTGATTGTCCATTAATATATTGGGATATAATAATATGGTTTGTGATGTCATAGAAAACTGCAGGTGTTATGCTTATACGGGTGAGACCGAGCAATGGTGTGGTGTCAGGAAAGGATCTAAAGTGTTACGCTGTCCCACAGATTGTTGTGTAGGTGGATGCCCTGACGATGGATCTCGTCAGCCATTCAGGTACATAGATAAACCGAATTTTGTGTCACTTGAAAATAACAGCTTTATGTTCTTATTATGGGTAATTGTTACCATATCGGTTATTTACTATTTCAGAACTTAAAGGTTAAGGAACTAAGATAGATATAATGTCCTTCGAAACTATTCAGACCGAAATCGCCGCCCTACGCAACGACATTAAGAACCTTACCAAGATCGTACGTAAGATTAAGAACACCCAAGAGGATCCCGATGGTGAGAAGGCTAAGAAGCGCGCCGAGAACAACGGGTTCAACCGAAAGCAGGATGTGACACCTAAGTTGCGTGCCTTCCTCGAACTTCCAGATGGCGAACTCATTTCTCGTTCGGAGGTAACCAAGTTCATTAACGCTTACATTACTAAGAAGGGCCTTAAGCATCCCGAAAACGGCCGTCAGATTGTACTCGACGACACCCTTCGTGATCTTCTCGCGCCTCCCGCTGACGTTGTTGTTACTTACCTCAACCTTCAGAAGTACCTCTCTCCTCACTACATTAAGAAGGAGGCTTAAAAAAATAACTCTTAAATACGATAACATGGTACAATTCGTTAAAAAAGAAGGGATTGAACAACTTGTTGGTACAAAAATCAAAAATCTTGATTTGTACCAAAAAGCATTTACACATAAATCTGCTATCAAAGAATATGAACAATTTACAGAATCCTTTGAGACTCTCGAATTTATTGGTGACTCCGTCCTTGGGTTTGTCATCACTAAGTTTTTATTTGATAGACATGAAAGTAAACAAGAAGGGTTCTTGACGAAAGCACGCACAAAACTCGTTCGCGGTGAAACCCTTGCAAAGATTGCATTGAAATTGGGACTCAACAAACTTGTTATTATGGACGAAAAGGGTATGCGTAACGAATGGAATAATAATCCCAAAATTTTGGAAGATGTTTTCGAAGCTCTCATCGGTGCCATCTACATGGATATCGGTCTCATTCATGCTAAGACATTTATACTCCGGATTTACCAAGATCCCTGTTTTGTCGACATGAATTCTATCATGGTTGATGATAATTACAAAGACCATTTAATGCGTTATTGTCAGTTAAATAACTGGCCACTCCCCGAATATCGTGTAGCCGCTCACCATGAAGGAATCTTTTACATTGATATTTACATTCAAAATTTGTTTCGTTCTCGGGGTTGTGCAAAAAGTAAAAAACAAGCCGAGCAGAATGCTGCGCGAATGTATTTTCAAGTATTAAATGAGATTGCAAGTTATAATGATGTGAGTGAATAGCTTAAAACGTAGAGTAGTATTTCGGATAACATGCACCCAAACGTCAGAGCTGCACTTGATAGAGAATATGCTGCACAAAAGAGTGAGGAATGGCTTGCCCTCCGAGGTAAAATGCTTACCGCTTCGGATGCTGCGACTGCGATCGGTGTTAATAAGTATGAAAAACCCGAAGAACTTCTCCTAAAGAAGTGTGGTCTCGGTGAAAAGTTTACTGGTAATGCCGCCACCCGTCATGGTGAATTATATGAGGATGAGGCTCGCATTCTCTACGAAGAACGACATAATGAAGTCGTCCATGAACTTGGTCTGTGTCCACATCCAGTCCACACATGGCTTGGTGGAAGTCCCGATGGTGTAACCGAATCTGGTAAGCTTGTAGAGATTAAATGTCCTCCGATGCGACAGATTGTACCTGGAGAGGTGCCCATACATTATATGCCACAGCTTCAACTTTGTATGGAGATTCTAGACCTAGAAGAAGCAGATTTTATCCAATACAAACCTGCAGAGACGAATTGGCCTCGCCCAGAAGAATTTGATGTTGTCAACGTCAAGAGAGATCCTGAATGGTGGAAAACGAATTTACCCATTATGAAGGAATTTTGGGACAAAGTTCTGTATTTTAGGGAACACATTGATGAACTTCCCAAACCTAAGTTGAAGAAGACCCGTACTAAAAAGGAAGTACCACCACCAATCTGTGAAATTGAAACATTACCCGACGAAGAATTCTATCATGACGACTGAACAACAATACAACCTGGCTAAAGATAAACTCAATGGACGTCTTTTTGCACCTTACCAGCGTGAAGGGGTCTTATGGTTGTTGACAATGGAAAATCAAAATTCGGGACCGAAAGGAGGTATACTAGCCGACGAAATGGGTCTTGGCAAAACGGTACAACTTGTAGCAGCAATGCTTGGAAACCCAAAGCCTCGCACACTGATCGTTGTACCCAAATCAATTATAAACCAGTGGAAAGAGGAAATCAACCGATTCGCGCCAAACTTGACGATCAATATCTATGATGGTCCAGATAGGAGAATCAAAGAAGCTGACGTGACACTCGCACCATATACATTACTGACTACGAAGGGTGGGAATGCAGACGCGAAGACACCTCTTCACTTTGTCAAATGGGATCGTGTTATTTTGGATGAAGCCCATGAGATTCGTAACAGGAAGTCAAAATTGTTCAAGAGTATATCTCGTCTTCATACCGAAATTAGATGGATTGTGACTGGCACCCCAGTCTTTAATTCTATGGAGGATTTTGTGTCTCTGTGTACATTCTTGGGTCTTTCTAAGATTGTTGTTCAGGGAATGACCAACAAAATCAAAGATATCTACATCCTTCGACGCACCAAAGACGATCTCGCACAGATCAATGAACGTCTTCGCTTACCACCATGCTACTTCGAGAATGTGGAACTGGATATGTACAACGATGAAAAGCAACTCTACGAACTCGTGTTCCTTGAGGCACAGGAGACGATTCGGGACGCGTTTAGACATGCCCAAAGTCTAAATGCAAAAAATATGATCATCTTGGAGTGTCTTTTGAGAGCGCGACAGGCTATGATTTGGCCACAAATGTACCTTAATGGTATTGCAAAGCAAAATAATACGCAGCCAGAGCAGTGGGTGGGGTCTTCGAAGAAGATGGAGACTCTCTTTGAGATGATCAAGTCTCACCCCAGTGAAAAGACTCTCATTTTCTGTCAATTCAGAGGTGAGATGAATCATATCCAGAAGAAATTGGAATGTGAACATCTCGTGTTTCGAATTGATGGTTCTGTACACAAAGATGATAGAGTCAGTCAAATCGAAGGATTCAAAAAGGCTGCAACGGGTGCAGTTTTTATCATCCAAATTAAGAGTGGGGGACAAGGTCTCAATCTTCAAGAGGCGACGCGTGTCTATATCACTGCGCCATCATGGAATCCCGCTACTGAATTACAGGCGATAGGTAGAAGTCACAGAACGGGGCAAACAAAACCTGTATATGTGAAAAAATTGATCTACAAAGAGTGTGCGCGTTTTGTGAGTGTTGAAGAAGAAATGATGGCTCTTCAAGGACATAAATCGATTGTGTGTTCGAAAGTCCTGAACGATGAACGACTTGAAAATCAAATCCCAGTCAACAGGACGAGTGATAAAATATCAATTCTGGACATCAAGAAAATTTTCAAAGCGTAATATATATAAAGATGATCGGTTCTCGCGCTGAAGTTTTCCATGGTAACGCTGATGCAACTTCTGGTGGTCTCACCAAGAGTGATCTCCAAATGAAGGATGGACGTATTATTTCCAAGGCGGCGAGTAAGGCTGCTAAGAAATCTCTCAAGAAGAACCCCAAATTCGCGGCTTTCATTGAACTCGCGAAGGATAAGGCTGAGAAGAAGGACACTTTCTGTCTCGTCCCCAAGAAGGGTAGCAAGACTTACAAAAAAATAATCAAAGCTAATAAGTAAGGATGACCCTATCTAAATGGAACGAGTCCGTTAAAGTGGCTAAGATTAAGTTAGGTCTGGATCCAAAGAAATTTACCAGAGTTCAAGGTAAATTGCTCAAGGAGGCACAGGCTATATATAGTATTCTACTTTTAAATGATAAATTGAAATCCCTTTAGATTCTGTGGCTCGTATACCACGAGTTGATTAAGTTTCCAAGTACACCCAAATTTCCTGTTCAAGAAATACACACTATTAAGTTCAGCAATAGCATGCCCTGAATTTCTTGCATAGAGACCATTAGTGACTTCATCGTTTAATACATGTTTGTCGGCGTTAAATACACTGGCCTTGATTCGATCATCTAAAGTTGTATCAACTTTTAACCTCAATTTCGGTTCACGGTCGACACTCTCTTTGAGATTGGAATTAAACATTGGTGCTAGTTCTTCTTTAGTCATTGGTTTACCAAAAATAGTTTCACTTTGTTCTACGACGTTATCTATAACTTTATCTTCCAACGTTTTAATATCCCGATAGAATTTCTGCATGTAATTACCATCTTCATCCCAACCCTTCAATGCCATATCTACATTATACTTTGTAGGTCCAACCTCTGGTGTAAAACCTGAAATTCCAAATGGCATGTACATGCGAGGAAATTGGATGCGCAATGGTGTTCCTTGTTTCGTACAGATGACGATTTTTCGATTATTATATTCATTCATTTGAATAGTTTCAATTGCTTTTTCCATTCTTCTATGTTAAAAACAACCCAAAACTTTAAGCTGAGCATGCCACGCAATCGGGTTCAAGACTGAACTGGATTGGTCGAGCTTTCGCCTTAGACCGAAGATAATACATCCCCGTTTTGAGGCCCGATTTCCATGCGTACATATGCATCGATGAAAGTTTGGACATAGTTGGATTCTCGATGAAGAGGTTCATTGACTGACTCTGATCAATGAATCGACCACGATCTGCCGCCATGTCAATAACACATTTTTGACTGATTTCCCATACAGTTTTGTAAAGATTCTTAATATTATCAGGGATGTTTACAATATTCTGAATTGAGCCACCAGCCTTAACCATGAGGTCTTTCATTTCCTTAGACCAGAGACCCACATTCTTAAGATGATCGACGAGATGCTTGTTGACAACAACAAATTCACCAGCGAGTGTACGACGAAGATAGATATTGGTAGTATAAGGTTCAAAACATTCGTTATTACCTAAAATCTGAGCAGTGGAAGCAGTGGGCATAGGAGCAAGAAGAAGACTATTCCTAAGACCCTTGGTCTTTACACGTTCACGCATAGCATCCCAATCGTATCGGCCACTAAATTTGGTTTCACCTTCCCACATATCTGGTTGAAGAATACCTTCAGAAGCTGGGGAACCCTTAAAAGTTTCATATGAACCATTTATCTCAGCCAGTTCCGAACTCGCTTCGAGTGCAGCATGATAAATAGTCTCAAATATATGCGCATTCATAAGACGAGATTCCTCACAATCAAATTGAAGACCACATAGAATGAAAACATCTGCGAGACCCTGAACACCGAGACCGATTGGACGATGCTTCATATTGGAACGACGAGCAGTTTCTACAGGGTAAAAGTTACGATCAATAACTCGATTCAAGTTCTTAGTGACAACCTTAGTGACTTCGTGGAGTTTATCATAATCGAAGGTTTTTGTTTCCCTGTTTACATACTTTGGGAGTGCAATAGACGCCAGGTTACACACAGAAGTCTCATCCTTGTCGGTATACTCAATAATTTCAGTACACAAGTTAGAACTCTTAATAGTTCCCAAGTTCTTTTGGTTGGACTTCTTATTGCATGCATCTTTGTATAACATATATGGGGTACCAGTCTCAGTTTGACTCTTAAGAATGGCCTTCCAAACTTCTGTAGCTGGTACAGTTGCATTAGCTAGACCCTCCTCTTCATACTTTGTGTAGAGAGCCTCAAACTCTTCACCATATACATCAGAAAGACCCTTAGCCTTATCGGGACAGAAGAGAGACCAATTACCACCTTCTTCGACCCTCTTCATGAAGAGGTCAGGAATCCACATAGCACTGAAAAGGTCCCTACAACGTGCCTCCTCATCACCTTGGTTGAGACGAAGTTCCAAGAAATCCATGATGTCTGCATGCCATGGCTCAATGTAGACCGCAATCGAACCCTTGCGCCTACCGGCTTGATTGACATAGCGCGCTGTGGCGTTGAATACCCTAAGCATCGGAATAATACCATCGGATTGACCATTGGTGCCTCGAATACGGGACTTATTGCCACGAATATCGTGTACATGAAGTCCGATCCCCCCGGCCCATTTTGAAATCTGCGCACACTCTGTCAGTGTGCCATAAATCCCATCAATTGAATCACCCTTGTTCGCAATCAGAAAACAAGAGGACATCTGAGGTCGAGGTGTACCCGCATTGAATAGAGTAGGGGTTGCATGAATGAATAAACCCTGGGACATATTATCATACGTTTCGAGAACGGCTGGGATATCTTTACCATGAATACCAATAGCAACACGCATAAACAAGTATTGAGGGGTTTCAATCAACTTTCCTTCAACCCTTTGAAGGTAACTTTTTTCGAGAGTTTTTAAACCGAAGTAGCCAAAGTCAAAATCTCTGTCGGTCTTAATGTGTTCTTTTACCTGCTGAGCAACCTCAACGACTTCATCCGTGATAATATTCGCCTTCTGAAGCTTTCGCATCGCGAGATGGAAGTTGTTAGGGCATACTTTCTGAATATTACTCGCAATAATACGAGTTGCAAGAACTTCATAATCAGGGTCTGATGTAATCAGACCAATACAAATTTCAGCGGAGAGAACGTCTATTTCCTGTGTAGTGATATTATCATACATTGATGAAAAAACCTGTTGAGCAATTTTTTGAGAATCACATTTGTCAGATAGACCCATAGTTAAATTCTTGATCCTATTGGTGACATTATCAAACTTCATATCCTCAATACGACCTGAGCGTTTAATGACCTTCATATAATTAAGGTTCCACTTATTTTTTTAACTTACTTCTTACATTTTTCAAAGTCTTCACTTCGAACTTTAACAGTTCCAAAGGTTTCAAACTTGCGGTTGGGTTGGAGGAGGTATGTATTTACAAAGAATTTACCTTCTTCACCAGCCTTAGACACGGGGGCATAAGAACCGACAAAGCACGCGGGGGGTTGGCATGGTATTTTCTCGATAGCGGCTGGCTTGTTTGCATATACTTCATTGAAATCAGCGAAGTTCACCATTTACTATGTACATATAATTTTTTTTCGGGGTCTATATTAAATGTGTGATAACCTCCATCTTGATTCTATCCAGCAGTGCGAGACCCCACTGAATACACTTTTCTTTTCGGAATTTAATGTGAATCTTCTCCAGCGTGGTATTCGTCAGACGTTTAAAAATAAAACTGATATCGCCATAGATTACCAAAACACTGATGATCTTTATGGTATCATGCGAATGGTATTCATTAACAATTCCGGTGATCATTACAATAATGTTAATGGACAGGTCAAAGAGTTAAATACCCGTGTCATAAATACAGCCATCTCTCAAATTCAAACAGGCGTCTCTCAATATATAGCTTACGCCCGTGACATAGATACAATCAGCGTCCCCCTGGATCAACCAGTAAATACCAGTACTACCGGTAACAAGCTTGGAATAAATAACAAAATCGGAATGTAGATTAAAGATTGTGATCTATGATAAAATAAGTATGAGTCTCAACTACTATAAGACGGAGACTGAAAAAATTTGTAAATCGAAAGGTTGGGATCGAGCTGCGGTTGACACCGTTTGGCTTCTTCTGACTGAAGAGTTTGGAGAGTTGGCATCAGCTATTCGCCAATATAAAAAAACATTTAAGAAGTCCAATTTGAAGAAAGAGAGGGGAACCGATGTGATGATGGAAATGGGAGACGTTTTTAGTTATCTTTTTCAATTGGCCCATATGTTAAATGTAGACCTAGATCAAATGTGGAAGGAACATGGTTTTAAAGTTCGACAAAAAAAATATAATCTGACATAGTAATAACGATGAGCAAGTTTATGCTCAATGATGATGATGCCATTAATGACGTAAACCCATTTGTCACACACGATTTTTCCCTTCCAGGGGGTGTGCGAAAAACTGGTGACTTTGGTGATTTTACTGAAGTAAAAATCGGAGGAGGTATTCCAGAGCAAAAGCGAAGTGTGTATTGTGATTATGGTTTATGTGCGGAATCGAAGACTAAGTGTTCTATGACTAGACCTCTTCATCCACGTAGAAACATTGATTGTGGATTTACGAAACCCACCGAGAATGTGGTTATAGGTGTTTCAAACAAAAGTGTTCCCTATGTAGCTATTTGTATATTTGCAATGATTATTCTTCTAACTCTAATGTCCGCAAGACGTTAATGAAATATCTGAGGCGTGATTTATTCGTACATTCCTCTATAGAATGGGGTATGTATTCTTGTGAGAACTCCCTGATGCACTCAACCTGCCAAGCACTCTCCTTATTTATACGAGGTGGTTGGAATGTTGGATTTAATATTTTCACTGCATTTGCAATGCGAATAAGTTGATTGCCCGATAATTCATACGATAAAAGGCGTTCGAGTTCTAGTTCTGACATCCTTTGATATACTTCTAAGGTCTTTTCCACCATTGTATCTAAGAACTTTTCGTATGGAACTGAATTTTTAGATAACTCTAGTTCTGACCAATCACCCAGTGGTTTCGTACTGATGTAGTCTGTGAATGTCAGACCATTACGATCATATGTAAACTCAATATAAGACACTTCAGACTCTACGTCATATACATATTTCCCATGATTAACGAAAGATGTCATATATCTTTATATAATTAATTTCTCTAAGTAATTATATGAATCAACAAGTACTTATCCTTTTGATGTTGATGTGTTCATCATTTCTTGTAGTTGGTGTTGGTCTCGGATTTTTTTTCCTCCTCCCAAAAGAAGGTGATAAATGTGAATCAGACGACCCAGCTTCTAATTCTACAAAATATGCAATCGATGAAGATGGTGAATGTGTGGTATCACAATGTGATATTGGATATGTAAAAGATGGTCGAGGTGGGTGTCGTAAATATGGTGCGGACGTAGACACTGGTGATGATGATGATGATGACGACGATGACGACGCAGACACATTAGTCGGGGGTGATATACAAATACCTTCAGGTCGATACATTAGAATTAAGCAGACAGTCGCCTATGATATGGGTGCAGAAGGGGATATAGATGATCAAAATAAAATTTTTAAACTTGCAGAAGTAGAAGTATCAAATGATGGTGGTCTCGTTATACTTTCTACTAATAAACCAGTTACAGGAAGTTCAGAACTTACAGGTCACGTGTGGGCAAATCTTACAGATGGTGATTTAACAACGTTTGCTTCAACTAATGGTCGCGATGATACTGAATATGATTTTATGACAATTGATTTAGAACAGGAAGAAGTGATCGAAAAAATTGTAATCCAAAACGATACCGAGAATCCAAAGCGTATTATTGGGGCTAAAATTCAAATTATTGCAGAAGATGGCATCGAGATAATTAAAGAAACTCCTTTAATCACGACTTCCTCATCGTCATATACTATTGTTTTCCCCGGAAATGAGTGGTTGTCTTTATAGAAGAATGAAAACCTAAGTGACCCCAGCCCAAGTATAAAGACTAAGTCAAAATGTTTTCAAGTATTGCAAACAATAGTTTTTCATATCTCTTAACACTCGATGAGATACGAAAAGCTTTACCGGATGAAACACGTCCATCATGGATCAAGATCACAACCATTACCATGATATCAAATTTCAAACATACTATCGATGTTAACAAACTTCGGTCTATTTTTCAAAACATTGGATCCTATAAGATGCGACGCGAAGGAACAAATGTGGATGGTTTCGAATGGAAGCTCAAACCAACAACATTTTATAATCAAGTTACGTTGACCTATAATGACACATATAGCACCAAGTCTGTAAAAGTATTTCCCAATGGAAGTATCCAAGTAGCTGGGTGTTGTGATCTTTTTGATTGTAAACGTGTTATCACTCAACTTAAATATATTTTTAAAGAATTTCTTGATATGGAGGTTGAGCTTGAAAACGAAACATTTAGGGTTGTCATGATTAATTCAAACTTTAGCTTGAATTACAATCTTAATCTCATGAAGGTTGCCGATTGGTTCGAGGAATATAATGATATTTTCAAAGTATCATTTGAACCTGATAGATATTCGGCTGTCAAGATCAAATTTAAACCAGCCCATGATATGAAAGAAATTACCTGTAGCATTTTCAGTACAGGGAAAATCATTATCACTGGAGCAGAAACTCTTAAAGAGATTGCATTTGGATATAACATCATCAATCAGCATATTAACGAAAATCCATATATCCGAGTTTCACCAACCGAAGAAACCGATGTATTCGATAATTATTTGGGCTACAAATGTGATCCGTTTATTATGAAACTTCGAGAGAGGGGGTATCAATCGTGGATGAATACGATCAATAATTTACAAATTAATTTCTAGAATTATAATAACACAATGTCGCAGCGTCTCGGTATGGCTGATGGCCGATGCTTTACTTTAAATTCGTCCTCGCAACTTCTTAACAACTATGTCATGAAAACTAATAATGTTTCATATGAAGACAACTATTCTTATCGCAAACTTCTCCAGAAACAGGGTCCCGAACTCATCTCAAAGTTGCAGGGTGAGCAGGGTAAGGGTGACTGCAATACCTGTGACAAACCTCTTTTGAAAATCCCTAACATATACTAACTGAGACAAATATCAGAAAAAACTTTCGTGTTTGATAGATAGGTATGTCTATATGCTCAATATGTCTCGGTGAAGTTCGGACAACCCGGACCAATCAGATGACTCGTTGTGGGCATCTATTTCATTCACAATGTTTACAAAAATGGAAAGATGCAGGTAAGAATACATGCCCCACGTGTAGAAAGGTTATTGATGGCACTAATTTTAAAATCGTCGTCAGTATTCAAAACAATTACACAGCAGCTGCAAACTCTGTGTCATTGAACGAAGAATCTATATTTAACGTTTTGGATTTATTTAATATTACATTTGATGTTGAAAACCATCCAGATCTAGATAGCATTCTTGCGGACCTTGGGGTGGGTCTTTCCGACTTTGATACCTCGGTTCTTCACACAGAATGAACTACAATACCGATCATAACTCAGACCAGGGTAGCTTCTTGAAGCTTTCCTAGGATCAGTTATACTTTTACCAACTGCATCAGTCAGAAGTGGACCCGTTGCCCACCCACGCTTGTGACTGAATACATTCGCCTTAAAAACTATACGTTTACCAACTTTCATTGACCCACATTTCTTGATACGAGATTCGGGAATTTTAAAGAACTTCGCAATAGAGTTCATTGTATCACCAGGCTTTATTTTATACTCAACGACACCATGTTGCTTGTAAAAATGGAAGTCCCCTTGTCTAATATAGTTTGTTGGTCTTCCAGGAGAAACAAACATCATAATTTTGTAATAACCCTTTTTACATTTTTCATTTGCTTCAATCTTATAGATCTTTTTGGGGTTGTCTGAAACAACGCGCTTTGGGAGATTTGTACAATGTGTGTAATTGTGATTTCCGTTAGAAAGTCCAGAACGATCCCCAGGAATTGATTTTTGCCAACGATAAGCTTCGTAGTCACCTACAGCATATGCATAACAATTATTATTATTAATACCAGTCTTGGTTGCCCATCGTCGGGTAGTATACTTACTTTCAGAACCACTCAAAGGTAGACTCTTCATATGATTGGGGTAGAAAAAAATCTAATTGTATATTAAAATGATTCAGGAAGTTACCAAAGCCAAAACCAGGTCCGAAGTTGTCACAGAATTTCTCGTATTTGCACTGATTGTTCTTATCAGTACTTTTCTTCTCCGTCTCGTGTGGAACCGATCTCTGGTAAAGCATGTCACTATCCTGAAGCCTATCAATTCTATGCTTGATGCATTCATTCTCTCTATCTCACTCGCTGTAATCCGCGGTGTTTAAACCTCCTTGTATCCAATAAATTCTTCACCATTACCACCCCTTGTGGTAGGGTAAGCCTTAATACCCTTACACTCTTCTTTGTCACAATCGATGAAGGTGTGAGATTTACCAGCTTCTTTCATATACTCAAGCTGTTTCCGAGTCCATCCACATCCCATGGTCCCGAAAACTTTCCATTCACTCCCCGTTTCCCCTGTAGTAGCTTTAGTTCTTTTCATGAAAATAATAAGAGCAGCGACGATAATCGTAATAGCAACAATTAAATAAGTGTTGCGCATCATTTTATTGTAAGTAAATATTAAAAATGTCTTCAACTTTATTCATTATTGGAAACAAAAAGGTCACGCTCAAGTACACCAGGAAAATGCCCCGTGGTGAAGTTGAACGGATGAAATCATTCGTGACTAAGAATGGTGAGAAACTCATCAAGACTCCAAAGTTTAAGATACTCTCTGAAGTTGACGAGGGTACGAAGAGGGTTTTTAAGGTTTACAAATCTTCTTTTTGAGTGCATTGACTTCATCTTTATCTAGTTTATTTACGAACTTATTAATGTACCTATTAACCACCTTCTT